TTAATACATTCTGATTATCTCTGAATAATGTGCCGTCTTGCCCGAATATAATTAAATCCTTATGGAAACCAGTCGGGTCATTTAGGTCGATATAACGACTATCTCCGCTGAATGTTCTAGCTATTGCTTGTAACTTTGTAATCTGATTACCATATATAAGTGGTAGAACATTATAATCACTACCATTAACCATACGTGATTGTGTCGAGAATACTTCCGGAGCACGTAATTTGATTTGATCATCTGTCTCAGATGGTGCTGCATTACCTATTGTCTGTTCTAGATTAAAAATAATCTGTAGAGTATATGTTTGTTGATCTACACCAACATACGGAATATTAATCTGTAAACCTTGTGCGTCATTTGGTCTAATAACGAGTGCTTGATTCGCACTAATGCGAGTCCAGAATCTAAAAAGTCCTGTAGGCACATTACCAAAATTGCCATCGGCAAATCTAACAGTAATAGTATCATTGGCACCAGTAAGTACATCAAAAATATTTCTTTGTGCAAACTGAATACTATTATAGATAATGTTTTCGCCGGCCAATGCTGGTACTTTAAGCCATTTGGTTATAACATTACCATTCTGGTCAGTTTCCTGTACATAGACATCATCTTGATTAATATTTTGTACATTAATTGGGAACAATCTACTTGGCACTGGAAAGTCGAAACTTGTATCTGTGTTGATTAAATTGCCTTGTTTAAAGTACAAGAAAAATCCTGTATTAGCAGATGCGACTCCTAGACTATCATTTCTGTATATAAAATTAAACGAGTTAGCAGGATCTGGATCACGTTCAAAGATTGTTTGATTTGTTACAAAATCTGGATTACAAATATCAATCGGATATTGTTGACCATTAATAGTAATGATAGCTTGATATGTGACATTCTGTCTTAGTACACTATTCAACTGATACAGATCAGTTGGAATACTACCAATTATGCCACTCTTTGTTGGGCGCCCAAACGGGTTAAGCTGACTGAACGAGGCATTGCAGATTTGCACAAATTGATCGAACCAATCAGGATTGTTTGAATCATTCCAGTAGATAGGTGTGCTGCCTATATTAATTCCGTTGGCATCTGTCAGTGGCTGATCTGTTTGTACTGAAGCAACTTTAAATAAGCCACTAGCGGCAATATTTCTACTAGGTACATAATTAACCATCTGTGCAAGGCGGATAATACTTTCTCTACGTGTAGCAGTATCAATAAAGTTTTCACGACTATTTAAGTCAGTTCTGAATGCTAAACTTGTACCGAAGTATGCAATTAATTCAATGATTGCAATGAATTCAGAACTTTCAATATAGTCGTTGAAATCTTCGGGATAGTATGTCTGGATGTAATTAATTAATGCTTGCTTTAGAGTATCAAAGTCATAGGCTGTATAATCAATAAATTGATATGCTTGAAAGATTTTTTGATAATCTTCAGCAGCGAAAAGATTACTCTGACGAATACTTGCTGACATTAGAATGACTCCTGATCTGTTAGGGAGAAAATTGCGAACAAACTATCCGTAATATTATTGGGCACAAATAACAATACCATAGCAACTGTTAGAGTTTGATCACTTTGAAATACATCAATAGAGACCATCTGGACTCGAGGATCCGATTGAACTACTCTTACTGCATCTTCTATTATTACATTTTTTGTATATTCATCAAATGGGTCAAACAAATAAGAGTAGATATTTGTACCGAACCCCGGTAACATTACTCTAGAACCCATTGGTGTAGCAAACTGATTTAATATATCTCTTTTAACTAAATCAACATTAGTCATCGAATAAGGAGGTAAGGGTTGGTTTACCGTGTTGAATCCAACAAAGTAGGGTTTCCTTGGGATGATGTTCTTTTGAACTAAACCTCGTTGATTTGATGCCATATAATTCTCTTTCTGTTATTTATCAACAAAATTATATGGTGTTTTTATTACGGGATTTAAGCGTACCTTTTTAGCCCGCCCTTGTCGTATTTGTTATGCCACATTGTCATTACTTTTACTGGATCGCCTGGTTTACGATTTCCAGCACTGTTATAACTTAGATGATACCATACAGAACCCGACTTATCGCTGTATTCATATATCATTTGATCGTACGGGATATTATCTCTAATCCACGGAGCCATTTCCCAGTATTTGTCTAGTGACCATCCTGGGAACTGAATATCCATTGCCATTCCTAGTGTATGCTGACTATGATTGGGCGCCGCACAGGTTTCTTGATTTCTTATTGCAGAGTTTATTCTAAATTTACCAAACTTAGCAAATAACGGTTCGGCTACGTTTACCGCTAATGCCTTTAGATTGCAGCATCGCTGACTTGCTGTAAGACCTGCAAAATCAGTAAGTTGGTTTGGAAAGAATGCATTAACTGTAAAATCCCTAACTTTAAAATTAGGACTTAACTGATCGTCGTAGTTGCCAGCCCATCCTGCGCCACAATCAACATCCTTACCGGGCGTATTTGGAGGCACTTTATCATCGGCTGCGAGTGGCGGTGTTGTATTAGGCCCTGGCAACGATGTTTGCGTAGATGGATTTCCTACCTGGACACCACTGGTACCATTTGCATTATTGCCGCCGGCAATGTTACTATTGTATTCATCGAATGTAGGATCGCCATTATCGCCGCCGAGTTCGTCTAATAACGCCTGTGCATTTTCAGCCTCGCTTGTTGACATTGTCACGCCGCCTACTACTATTGTTGGTGCTTTACACATATATTTTATCCTGGAAATTTCTTGTCGCAACCATTAGGGTCGACATTTTGTACAATCATTGTTATAATACGTGGTCCACGTTGTCCTACTTGTTTGAACCAAGCAGAATCTTTTAATTGAGCCCCGGCCTCATTAAAGTTTCCGGCCTTCATTGCAGCCAAGAAACTCTTAAATTTAGATAGTCCGCCTTCACCCATGTTGTAACATAAGTCTGCACATGCACGTTTTCTAATATCAGATAAGCCACTCCAACAATCCATGCCTAATAATCGTTGTGCGCCACCTATAGAACTTGGTGCATCAGATTGGAACCAAGTATTAACTTGTGCTTCGGAAATAGTAGTTGGCACAGGAAATTGTGAAATTTCATTTTGACGTAATAAGTGACCAATACCACCTGTTGGCAAACCTTTCGTATCCTTATAAGAGACGTATTTTACACCTTCGTTTATCTTTAGTTCGCATTGATAAGCAGCCATGTTAAAGTCTTTGGATACTGCACTATCTTCGGCTGGTACTGGAGCAATATCTTTATTATTTGCGCCGGGCGTCGTGTTAGTTGCGGGAGATGATGTTGCTCCGCCGCCTGCTCCTCCAGATCCTTCGTATGTCTTTGATGCTTCTGTCGGTTTCGGAGTATAACCGCTAATAGATCCGAAGCTGAATTTCTCATGTTCTGGGCACGGTTCATATGTAGGCCATCTAGAAAGTGTTGTTTCTAATGATTCGGCCTTTCTCTTAAACTTATCTTCTGGAATAAGTATTGTCCATTTTGATGCATCAAATGACGGAGATGCGGGCGCACCACCAGCATTGCATATGTATATGATATCATTATTGGTAACAAGATCACCGGAATTATATGCTGTATTTGCCTTCCACTTAGGATATGTTACTGTAGGAAGCCATGTTGCAAGAATATTAACCTTTTCAACCAATGGTTTTACTTCAGCTTGTTTAGCAATACCAGATGTCATTGCGGGTTGTGCCGCAATTGGTGGATTCAACGATGGTGCTGCGCCAGGTCCACCAGTCATGGCACCAGAACCGCCACGAAGTCCCGGGAAATTTCCTACTATAGTACCACCTGTTATATTACCTGTAACATCTAAGTTTCCGTTGATACCCACACTAGTTCCGATTCCTACAGAAGATGCATCTAATGAGAATGATCCTGCAGCAGTTTCTATAATATTACCCGATGCATTTAGACTCATATTAGCACTCGTGCATAATACTAAGTCACTTGCCGCCACTACAGATATACTACCATTTGCACCTACTCTAATATTACCTGTTGCTACTAGATCAATAGCAGCCTGAGTGGACATTTTAATACCCATCTTAGCATTATAATCCTGGCCTGCGGCAATAGTTGTAAGACTAAATGCATTACCGATATCGATATCCATATTATTATTGACAACCGTTAAGAATGCATTATTCTGCGTAGTGCTATGCCAGTTATTAAGAGCCTGCATAACAATATTACCGCCATCACCTAAGCCTTCGCCCTTATAATTCCACACAGGAATAGTCTTTGTCTTAGGTACATTGTTCACATCATATGTGAATACAGTGGTTTCTTGAATTGTATCTTTAGCAGCTTTCATAAAGATATTCTGCCCAGCTTCAATATTAACGTTTCTATCTGCACGAATATTGATATCTTTTTGTCCACGTAAAGAGATAGTAGCAGCACTAAAAATATCTATATTACCTGTCTGGTCCATCTGAACCCATGCTGTGCCATCACGATTAATCATATAAACAAAACCATTTGTTTCATCTAATCTAATCTGTGCACCGGTTTTCGTGACAAGTTGAACATATTCTGTACCATCACCATCATCCATAATAAATGACGATCCACCTTTTCTTCTAAACTTGTCAGAAGTTACATTAGGGTCAATAACAGGGCCGGGAGTAATAATTCCAAATACGGTACTAGGTGCTTCTCGTCTAGCACTTGATGTGGTTGTTCCGCGACTACCATCATTAATAAGTCCTTGATTACCAACACCTTTGAATTTTGTCTTCTGATATGGCTTAATTGCGCGATCAGGTTCAACTACATTATCCCATTTATTGTATTCTGCGACAGGAATAACCTTTCCGGGATATTCCCAATTTTTAGCATCTGACGCCATACCCGGAATCATATTATTCATGAATTGATTATATAAACAACCAATCCATATTCCCCTTGATGAATCACCATTGATAAACATAACTAACACTTCATTACCAACGTCTGGCGGTATCATCCACATACCATAAGATGTTTGGGTCTGATCGAAGGAATGTGTATCAGTATCACTTATGGTGTTAACATTTGTAGCGCCAGCAAATGGTGAGCAATAATTAACAATAGTCCAACCATCTTCGTTCTCTGGTGCTGAGCCAAATTCTGGTATCCATACTCGCAATCTTCCATTGCGCTGAACATCTGTTGCTTCTTTTATGAATCCTAGAAATACACCAAATAGTGATGTAGATCTTCCAGCAGCCTGAAAATTATCAGTTGATGTAGATTTTGTGGTTCTCGTCGAAGTGTTTAAGTATCCCATGTTTACCTATTAAAGTTGTGGTGGCGGATTTTGCGCCAGTCTCTGTGCGGCCGTTAGTCCACTGCTAGATGGTATATTCGACGTTGGCTTATTTGTTGCTGTCGGATTAACACCTTTAGTGCTATCTTGCCCCTTAGGTAGATTTGCATTACTAGCAAGTGGTTGTGTTTTTACAGCAGCTGGCGGCAAACTATTACTCGAAGATTGTGTAACAGGATCTATTGTCTGAGATGATTTTTCTATTGATGCCATAAATGCAGATAACTCTGTATCAGATAAATTAATTACTGGATCTAATATACACTCTATATCTTGGGTAAATTTACCGACAGCGAATTTACTAACAACTCGTACTAATTTATATACACCACTAAATGATTCTACTTCAGTAAATGGATCTATAGATCCAGTAGTATCGTTATAGATTCTCGGAGTTCTAAAACGAACAATAAGAAAATTATCTGTACCGATTATATTGGCTGATTCCTCGGCGTTTTTCCTCTTCTGAGCTAATTTAATATCTGCTATTGCGTCTGCTGGGGGCATATTTGATTTATACATAAGCGACTTTGCGTCAGCAGCAATACCTCTCGGAAATAACCAAAACGGGTCACCCTTAATTGTTAATTTTATACTCTGCATACTACCATCTAGATTAGATTGTAATGCGGTAGCAAACATACTAGATGTTCGCGCACGCCCAGCATCGGCCGAAGGATCTACTCCTTTAAAGTTACCTTCCTGAACTGCATCTCTAGTTGGGATAGGTCTTAGTTTACCTTTAGCAAGTGCTGCCGAGGTAGCTGATGTTTGAGCAGTTATCGCGGCCCCGGCAGCAGCACTCACATTCACATCAGATACGAAATGTAATCCATTTTGTGGTATTGCAAGAGATTTTGCATTTGCCGCTGATTGTGCTAATGTGGCAGCTTTTTTATCGGCAAGAGCTTTCTTATTCGCTGGTTGAGCATATTTAAGCACTTCGGCAATCTGGTCTTGTTTAGCTTGACTAATTTTTGTTGCAGCAATTGATTTATTTGCTGCCGCAACTGTTGCACTTAGGTCTGTACCTGGTGCAGCATCACTAATGAACTGTAATGTTTTTCTAGCAATTTCACCAGCTTTCTTTTCGTCACCGGCGTGATCTTGCATCGCTGCACCTTTGGTTGTACCTGCAGCACTATCAACATATATACCGCCGAAGCGTGCAGTGGCCGCAGCAAAAGAATAATTCATATTAAGATCTAATGCTATAATTTGATCATTTAATCCAGTGAATATATAATTATACTTCTTCTGTAAGATTTTCTTACTCATGTATTCTTTAAATCGATCTTTCGCTGCCGGTTCAGTAGCCGGAGTTTGTCCTGTCTGTGCAGCATCGGCTTCTAATACACCTACATCATATTGAACAACGAAGATAGTAATAGCCACAGCAATATCTTGTCTTAGTGGATCAAATGCCATAGGTTTAGTTTCTGTAACAATTCTCCATAATTTCTTCATATGTTCTTTTTGTTCTTGTGGAGCATTTGGTTGTCCGGCTGGCGTCTTAGAATTTTGTACGCCCATTTGCCCTAATGAAGTTGTACCTAATAAGGTATCGACAATCTTATCAATACCTGTTCCTGTATTAAATGTTGCTGCCTTCTTAGAGAAATCAACGTAGTCAGAATTACGAGCAGTATTTTTATTAGCATCCGGATTTACAAGATTATATGCTGCCAATATAGGATCAACAACAATTTTATAGGTATCAGCAATACTATAATTGTCAATTAACTTTTCATAAGCATCTGCATTTAATTTATTTTCTAAATCAACCATAGCATCGCCGAATTTAGTTAATTTCTTCAATGTAACACTCTGTTGAATTACAAAATATGAATTTGATTGAGCAGATTCATCGTACATTACTGCGTCAAATTCGTATCGTGTACCAACCTGTGTCACATTAATTTTTGAACTTGTTAGCTTTACAGGCCAAACCCATTTCAATGCACCTAGCCCGTTGGGTGCTCCGTTAATAACTGTTTCTTCTGTTGCCGGATCTCGACCTCTAAATTCTAATTGTAAATAATAAGGAGAGACCATCCAATTACCTATGCCTAACGCAACTGATTCATAGAATATCTTATCTATTAAACCTGCACCGGATGGTTCTACAATTTCGAATTTAAGTGTAGTAGCTGTACCAGATCCTGTTTCTGTTGACAGTGTGGCAACTCCTGAAATTTCTACTTTATCTATAGTTAGGTCCGAGACACCACTTTCTGCAATAATTGACTGGATACTTGTATCAAGAACATTACCGCTCGATGATGCTGAAAGCGGTGCTATAAATAATTTCCAATGATATGTATAAACATCATAATTATCTAATATATTAGGTTTAAATGCTAATTCAATCTGGTCAAGTGCAGATGCTTTATTTGTGAAAGCGCCGCCCGTATGTCGGCGAAGCTCTGCATTATCATCATATGTCGGTGGTGGAGCATTTACAACCACCGGTGCCTGTTGTGCTGTAGATGTAGCATTTTTTACTGGGGCTGGACCAACATTAGTAGGTAATGGTGTACTACTAAATCCTTCAATACCACTGGTCCCATTGTAGTTGGCACCGAGATCGCCCATAAAACTTTTCGGTTTATCTGCCATATTAATTCTTTAAAATATTACTAGGAACATAAATTTCTATTCCGGCAATAAAGTCATTGATAGGATCAATAATTAGATCTGGATTTCTTATAGCGAATACCCACCATAATTTCGGAGTACCATATTCTTGCTGACTTAATAGATCAGGTCGTTGATCAAATGCCGGTGGTATAGTAATAATCGGATCATGATCAGATGCTGTAACTGTTCTCGGCACCCATAAGTCAAGGTACCAATTCTTAACAGGTGTTAAAGAATACTGACTTGTGTCTTTAGAATTTTGTGCCATTAAATGTATCCCTTATTAATTAATTTACCTTGGCGGAATTCATCTAAATTAAATTCATTTCTCATCTTAATAGGAATGTATTGCGTATCTAAATCTAACTGAACTGTTATGTGTGTTGGCACCCAGGTGTAACCACCGTTTTTACCCTGCGGTAAACTTACACCTATATTTGCAGAAAATGCCAGATTGTTAACAGTGTTAACTGGTACATAATCTATGTTCGCTTCATAGGTGTATTCAAAATTCTTAACAACAACTGGTACATTATTAAATTGATAATCACCGAGATAATTAAATACTAGAGTTGGAGGCGGAGTTCCTGCCTTATTATATGGGTTAACACCAAAATAAGATTTCGTAACGGACCGGAAGAAACTTATCACCGCCAATAAATATATAGCTTCATCGTTTGACTGTGCGGTAAATTCCGCAGATATACTAATTGGCTTTGGATATGATCTAACATATGCATTGTACCCATAGTTCGAATGAATAAAGCTTGTGGGATCATACTCTGTAACGTTCCCAGTAGCAACTGAAGGTGTATAAGGAAAAATTACACCTCGGGTAGACCATAAAGGAAATAAAATATTCGACGGATCTCGTGGCCCCAGGACTTCCTCATTTTGTAAGGACTTCGGTTGCAGACGCGCTCGCTGATCTTGTTGGGCCATTTAAATATTCTCCTATCTGCTTATTTATCTTGGTCATAAACACGCATGTTAATCGCGGAACCCTTGACTGTTTGAACTTCTTTTGCTATACTGTATAAAACCCTCTAAAGGAGAAAATATGATTGGTTCTATAGATTTTGAAGATGAGGATGAAATGCCTGTGGTGTCAGCACCATCAGTATTTCCAGTTAAGAAAATCAACTATCTAAATAATAAAGATATGTTGAAGGAAATTCACCAAAGTAAAAATTCTTTCTGTGAATACACCGATCAGAAGTATGCCGACTACGATATTATCGTAGACACCTTGCAAGAGGTATTTCTTTCTGAAACACAAGACAAGGCCAGGGCTGCAAGAGCTGCTAGATTAGGTTCACAGGCATTCGCTATAGCAGTAGCAAATAATACATCAAGAACAGAGAAACCGAAACTTTCTGAATATAAGATTAAAGCCGATACTATTCCAGTTGATGATCTTGTGTATAGAGTTTTGACATTTGAACATATTCCACTTGCCCCGGGTCGCAAGAAGAATCCAAAAAGTACAGCAGATAGTCATATTAAATTAAATTTCTTCCCTTTTAAGCATTATATTATTGAAAATGGTGCAACAAAAGAAGTAGGTCGTTCGCATTCAAAAGCTGGCAAATTTAATCTAGAACGCGGTTCTATTACAAATAAGCTTGCTAAGATGTTTATCCTTATGGTAAACAAGTACGGTCAGCGCGGCAATTGGCGTGGATATACATATATTGACGAAATGAAGGGACAGGCATTACTTCAATTAGCGCAGATGGGTTTACAATTTGATGAATCTAAAAGTGATAATCCGTTCTCATATTATACTCAATCACTTCAGAATAGTTTTACACGAGTTCTTAACTTAGAAAAGAAAAATCAAGACCTACGCGATGATTTACTAATTGATAGTGGAGCAAGCCCAAGCTTTACACGCCAATTAAATATCGAAGCAGAAATTAGGCAACTAAGAGAAGACGCGCAAGACGCAGCCAAAGATGATAACGAATAATTTATTCGAAAAAGCTATTTGTTTTACTGATATTCATTTTGGTCTTAGGCATAACTCAAGCGAACATAATCAGGATTGTTTAGATTTTGTCGATTGGGTTATTGCCGAGGCTGATTTGCGTGGTGCTGACACCTGTATTTTCTTAGGTGACTGGCATCATCACAGATCCAATATTAATATTCTAACGCTTGATTATACAATGCAGGCACTTAGAAAATTAAATAAAGCATTTAAGAAAACCTATATTATGGTAGGTAATCACGATCTTTTTTATCGCGAGAAAAGAGATGTTCATTCTATGGTAGTAGGATCTGAGTTCCCTAATATTGTATTAATTGATGCGCCTTTAGTAGAAGGTAATGTTGCACTTATTCCGTGGCTCGTCGACGAAGAATGGAAAGAAGTAACAAATATTAAATCAAAATATCTATTTGGACATTTAGAATTGCCCGGATTTAAAATGAACGCACATGTTGAGATGCCCGATAACGGTACTCTTAATGCAGAAAATTTCCAGCATCAAGATTACATCTTCTCTGGACATTTCCATATGCGTCAGACTAAAGGTAAGATTAATTACATAGGTAATCCTTTCGGTCATAATTATTCTGACGTTTGGGATTTTGAGCGTGGCGCAATGTATTTAGAATGGGATAAGGAACCAGAGTTTATAGATTACGAAACTGGTCCTCGTTTTATTAGTATCAATTTAGCAGCATTACTTGCTAATCCAGATATCTATTTAAAACCCAAAACATATCTTCAAGTTACTCTTGATATAGATATTACATACGAAGAAGCAGCTTTCTTACGTGAGACATTCTTAGGTCAATATAGTGTCAGAGAGTTTAAGCTTATTCGTAATGCCGAAGACGATTTATCAAAAGAATTTGCAGGAAATATTACATTCAAGACTGTTGATCAAATTGTTATTGAACAATTAACCAATATTGAAAGTGATACCTTTGATTCGATAAAATTAATAGAAATTTATAATGGATTGTAATACATGCTAAAACTACATGGTTTAACGATAAAAAACTTCATGAGTATCGGAAATGTTACTCAGTCACTCAATTTTAGCAGCAGCGAATTAGTCCTTGTTCTTGGTGAAAATTTAGATCTCGGTGGTAACGATAATCGAAACGGTGTGGGTAAATCTACAATCGTGAATGCATTGAGTTATGCACTATATGGTTCTGCGTTAACAAATATTAAGAAAGATAATCTTATCAATAAGACCAACATGAAGAATATGTTGGTTACTCTCACGTTTGAAATAAATGGTGTAAATTATAAAATAGATAGGGGTCGACGCCCCGGTATATTTAAATTCATTAAAGATGGTATTGAAGAAGATACCGGTGAGGACGAATCTCAGGGAGAGGGTCGTAATACTCAAGTAGAGATTGAGAGAATTATAGGTGTTTCGCATGATATGTTTAAACATATCCTTGCATTGAATACCTACGTTGAACCTTTCTTAGCTCTAAAAACAAACGAGCAAAGAATTATCATAGAACAACTTTTAGGGATTACAAAACTTTCTGAGAAGGCCGACAAGCTTAAAGAAGAAGCAAGGGTAACCAAAGATGAGATTAAAGAAGAAGAGTTTAGAATCACGGCTGCTTCGGAGGCGAATAAACGTATTGAACAAAATATTTCGGGCCTCGAGAAGAAATCGAGTGCGTGGGATAGCGCGAAGGTAGATAGGATAGCAAAGTTGCAATCATCTATCATGGAATTGTTAAATGTTGATATCGATAAAGAAATCGCATTACATAAGTCCAAGAAAGAAGTTGAGGACTTAACTGCTGAATACCGTTCTCTTGCTAAAGAGTTGGGCGGCCTGGAAAAAGATGTAACAGACTCTTCAAGAACAATTGTGCGTTTAGATAAAGTCTTAGCGAGCTCTGTCGAGAAGATCTGTCCTACTTGTAGCCAGGAAATGGACAAAGACACACATGCCGCGGTACATAGCGAGTACGTAGCCCAGCATAGCGATGCTAAGACAAGATTAGCCGAAAAAGCTGTAAAACGCGATGAAGTAAAAACACTTGCAACAACCGTTGCATCTATGATACCTAAACTGCCAGAGACATTTTATGATACCATTGATGAGGCTTATAGTCACAAGACAACACTGGATACATTAGGTAATAGTTTAGCATCAGATTTAGAAACAATAAATCCTTATGTAGATCAAATCGAGGCATTAAAGCGCGATGGTTTAGAAGTTATTGATTTTACCAAATTAAATAATCTAGTGAAATTACGTGATCACCAAGAATTCTTAATGAAGTTGTTGACTAATAAAGATAGTTTCATACGTAAGAAAATTATTGATCAGAACTTAGCATTTCTGAATCATCGTTTAGCACATTATCTAACAGATATTGGGCTTCCACACTTAGTAAAATTCAAATCAGATTTGGAAGTAGAAATTTCTATGTATGGCAAGGAGTTTGATTTTGATAATTTGAGTCGCGGCGAGCGCACAAGACTTATACTTTCATTATCTTGGTCGTTTAGAGATGTTTATGAAAATATGAACGACAAGATTAATTTATTATTCATCGATGAATTAATTGATAGTGGATTAGATTCTAGTGGTGTAGAAGCATCAGTCGCTATTCTAAAGAAGATGGGAAGAGAAAATAAGAGAAACATTTATCTTATTTCACACCGTGATGAACTAGTCGGCAGAGTATCTAATGTGTTGAAAGTAATTAAAGAGGGCGGTTTCACTAGTCTAGAGAGCAGTGATACGCAGGTTTAGTTAGAAGTTCGTTGCTTTTCAAAGAATGTCGAGCATATACTCGACATTGTCACAAATAAAAAGGATAATATGGCATATTGTAAATCAGCAGGCGACATAGAAAACACAAGAACAGAAAAATGGTGGAAAGCAAATAGAGATGCCCTAATTGAGGCTGTAAAAGATTTACCTATTATCGAAGAAACAAACATAGATAAGAAAATCTTATCTCCATTAAAATATCGTACGTTATCTATTAGAAGAGATTCACCATACTATGTTCCTGTAGAGATATTTAAATTAATACAATGGAGACACAACGAAATTGGATTTATTAAAGGATTGATGTATTCTGTCTCTATAGGTGATCTTACTGTTGCTAAACATGTATTTGCCCAATGCAAAAATAGAGTTATTAGACTAAAAAGCAAAGATTCGTTGGATAGATTTGATACATTTTGGTGTATGATTTCTTCTGATATACATGTATATAGACATCAAGGTACGATTGATGGTGCTATTAAAACAAATCAATATAGCTCGCCCGAGTATGCGTTAAAGAATAATTACTTTTTAAGAGTATTACTGCATGGTCCAGAAAATACTAATATGCCTCTAATATGTTCTGTGTTAGGAACAGATGTTGAAAATGTACCCACATGGAATCCGTCTATAAATCAGTATTGTCCCATCAATAGATATGAAATACATCATAGCAAATATACTTCAAATACAAGTTATTATTTAGACCTAGATTACGGTATTCTTGTAGAAAAAGTAATAGAGCCATCTGCCTATATACGAAAGTGGCTATATCCAGATTTTACAACACAGATGGTTATTGAATTACTATCAACAGTTATTATTTCAACAGGCGAACATAAGGCTCATCATAATCTGCCTATGTCTACAGGTGGTATGGATCAATGGATTCAGGGATTTAAGGTTGGTGCATATAAATCTATTCCATATGCATGGATAGATGAACAACATTACAAAGAAGTATTAGATTGGATATCTGCTAATTGTCCACGAGTAGACATTTCAGAAATGCCGTCTTATGACTTGTTTATAAAATTACATAGTACCGCTAGTTGATTTTAATTTTACCAGATCAACATTTATCTGTTTAAGCCAAAAATCATCCCAACTTGTAAAATACCAACCCTTATAGTGTATTGCTCTATCAGAGAGAAATCCTAAATTTTCCTGGTAGACAACCCACTTATCTTTTCGACTTATCTTAATTAGTATTAGATTTAAGTCACCCTCATCCTCGACATCGTGCTGCTGCTGAATCCATGCGTCGAGGATTTTTACATCTGTTGTCCATAGTTGATGAAACGGAAAGTCTGCATAACTCTTGCATTCTAAATTCCAATGCTTCCACGCCTCTGGAGGATGAATATCTCCCTTCTTACCTTGTAGTTGTGCAGAATCTATCTGTGTCTT